ACTAATCACCTGCTTTTAATTTTAATCTTCTTTTTTCAAACTCTGTTAGTTCGTCTTCGTTTTTTCCTATACGTTTAACTTTAACGTCTTTTCCAGTTCTAGCTTTCATGACTTTACCTGGTTTTAATTTTTCATCTTGAAGACCTTCACCTCTTCCTTTTGCTTTTTCTGCTCTAAGAACTGCAAAGTCTTTTCCATCTAATACATTTGGAGGTGGTGCTTTGGCTGCAATCTTTTTCTGTCCTCCAGATAAACCACCTGTATTTAACATTTGAGAAAGCAGTCTACTACCTACTATAGGAATTTCCATTATTCTTTTACCCGTAGATTTAAAAGGTTTAGTTATACCTTTAGAAAGACCACTTGGGCTATTTTTATTTACGTGTGTGTATAAATTTTTATATTGTTTATCAAGACCCAGCTTTTTTGACATTTGTTTTCTCCATTTTTTCTCGAGCAACTTCTAATCTCTTATCAGATTGCTCGTCTTGTGTTTCTAGTTTTAATTTATCAAAATCTAATTTTTCATCAAACTGATCTTGATTCTGTTCTATTTTCATTGTACCCTCTTGAGCACGTCTTTGTAAATCCATGGCTCTTAAATCTAGTTCTCTTTGTTTCAACATAACTACAGGATCGTTTTTCTGAGCATCCATCATGCTTTCATTTTGTGCTAGTTCAGCAGTTATCTGCGCAACTCTTTTTGCTACTTCAGAATCATACATCATCTGAAATCCTTGTGGATTTTGTTGCATCATAGCCATTAAATTAGGATCTTGCTGCATCATAGCCATAACTTCAGCAGATGCTTTCATAGAAACGTGTTGAGAGATGTGTCCTTGTAAATTTGCATACACCATTGGATTAATTTGAACCATTCTAGTTCTCATAAATGCAGAATGGGCTGCAATATGGGAATCATGGTCTTGAGTTGGGAATGCAGTTAGTTGTTGCATCTGTAATGCATCCATATTTTCTATTGCAGGGTCTTTTGGCATTGGTCTTGGCATTGGTTTTAGTATTTGAGGTATTTCTTTGGTGCCTAAAGCCTCATAAACACGTCTATAAGCCTCGTGTAGGTTGTGAAGTTGCGGATTTGACTGTGCAATTTGCAATTGTGTCTGTGCTAACGTCACTCTTTGTGACATTGAGAAGATATTTGGATCTGCAACAGGTAAAATATCTACTCTATTGTCAAAATCTGTTACTTTTATCACTCTTTCAGCTCCATAAACTGCGTATGGATACTCAGGTGGTAAGTATTCAGCTATAATTTGACCTAAAAGTTTAAATTCTTGCTTCATTGCGTAGTAACAACGCTTGTGAATAGCACTCATTACTCTAGAACCTCTCTCTAAAAGAGCAATTGTGGTTCCAACAGCTGCTTGTTGGTTACCTTCACCGACTTGTTGGTCAGCAATTGATGCAAATCTTCTTCCCGCATCTACACAAAAACCTAAAAGATTAAATAAAGTTGTGCTTGGTTCTTTAAAAGGTAGTAATTGAAACTGATCTCTGATATTTCCACCTGGTGCATCTACATCTCTGAACTCTCCAGGTTGAATTGGTTGGTCATCATCTCTAATTCTCATACCTCTAGACTTAAATCCAGCAGGTAAATTAGATAATGTACCTGCATCAAGTAGTTGTCTTAGAGCTGTAGTTGCTGTTCGAGACAGGCCACCGATCATATGGATCAAACCAAAACCATAAAAACCTAAACCAGGTAAAAATTTATAATGTGAGAAGTATTCTTTTCTATTAAATTTAGCATCACCTTCTCGATAGTTTCTATAAATAGATAAAATTTGTCTTGTGCCTTCTTCAATTGTTACCACATAAGGTATTTTAATATTAATTTTGTCTTCATCGTTCTCTGCAATGTAATCAGATAAATCTAAATCAACATGCATTTCTAAAACATTATAAATATAATCTTTTGTTTCAACAGGTTTAATACCTTCTAGTTCATTATACTTATCTTGAATTTTGTTTTCTTTCTTTTGAGGTTTCATTAGATCTACTTCTCTATAAAAACCTGCTGCCATTTTTTTTAATAAGTCATTTTCAGATTGTTTAAGCACGTGTGTAATTCTTGGTGCATCTTTTAAATCAGTTGCAAAATACGGAACTACTAAATCTTCTGCAGGAATAAATTTAGACACAGCTCTTTCTAGCATTGAGTCATAATATATTTTTTTAAATGCAGAACCTGCAAGTGGTAAATAAAATAACAATTGATCAAACTCTGGAGTATACTCTTCCATCTTCTCCATGATTTGGAAGTTCATGAAATCTTTTACTCTTTCTGCTTGAGATTCAGTTTGTTCGTTTTGTAATCCAACAATTTTAGTTTTTACTGGACCATCACTTGGTAATAATTCTTTATAGGCTTGCGCTTGAAATTGTGTAACGGCTTCTGCTAATAAAGGATGAGTAACATTACTGGCACCTTTAAAAGGTTGTGTAGTAGATTTGTATTTAAAACCTAAAAGGTCTAAACCATTTCTATATGTGTCTTCCCAATCTTTTCTTGATTCTTTATCACTGTCATACTCGCTGATTAAATCAGAAGCAAGCTGACTTAATGCTTTGTCATCAATAGTTTCTGCAATGTTTGCATAGAAGTCTTGTTCGGTTTCTTCTGTTATTTCTTCTTCACCTTCTTCAGATGGTAAAGTTACAACAGCTTCTTCCTCAACTTCAATTTCTTCGTTGATCGGATTATCAGATTCTATCGCCATTAATATAATTTAGTTGGTTTTAAATTTACCATCTTTCCGCCTCTAGCTTTAATCATTTTACCTGTTTTAGCTCCACCAGAAAACCCATCTCCAAAAGCATCTCCGTAGTCTCCAGCTAATGTTCCACCTTTTTTAGATGTTGCATTTTTTCCTGGACCCATTTTAATAATTTTACTAGCAGCATTACCTATTCTATCCATAATACCTATGCTAGCAGCTTTAGTTCCTTTTACACCTCTCATAATACCATCAGTGTATTTTTTTCTGTACATATTACTTAATGCACTTCCTCTTCCTTTATCTACGTTAATACCAGGTTTAGCCCCTGACATGGCTTTACTTGCTAAGTAAGCAGTACCGGCAACAGCCGCAGCTTTAGCAGCAGCTTTACCTACATTTTTTAATTTCTTTTTTAGACTCATTATTTCCTCCTATAGAATTATCTATACAGTGTAAAGCATTTTGTGATCAAAATCTATAATAGCGAAGTAAAAATGTTCTTTTGATCTACAAATCCACCTTCGTACATATAAGCTTTCATTGGCAATAAAAACTTCTTAAGTGTTGCACTATCTGCAATTAGAGTAGGCACCATTTCATAGACATCAGGATTATTTGGTCCTAATTCTTTAACAATTAGGTTACCAACATTTACTTCTGATTTTCTTAAATTCAATAAGTTTTGCGCTTCCTCTAAAGTATCTGCTGCAGCTAGATGATCTTCAAATATATATTCATCTCCAATTTTTTTGTTGTAATGAGCTTTACCTCTTTCTACCGCTTTTTTAAATGAACTAGAATCTTTTGATGAAATAACTCTAATAACTTTAAATGGTTTTTCTGGATTACTTTTAGGCATTGGGAACATCTCAAACTTAGCACCATATTGTTTAGCTAATCTGTTTAAAGGTTCTACCATTGTTGCAAACTTTTTAGTTTTTTCAAAATTACCTTTACTATTTTTTATCAAAGCTCTACCATCCATCAAGCCATAGTTAATCTCATCACCTGTTTGACTAGGATTTGGCATCTTAATACCTTTATTCATTGGACTTGGTACAATAGAGATTGCATTGATATCTCTTTCTGCCATTGTACGTAATAAACTTTTAACCGCATAATCTGGCCAAGCTCTAGACAAAGGGCCTGCAGTAGTCCCATCAACTCTTCCTTGAGACATTAGTTGACCCATTCCTGACTTTTCTAATTTACCAATTTCATAGTTCACTCTTGCAAGTTCTTGTTGTTGCTTTCTAGTTAGTCCTGCAACTCCTCTACCGAGTTCTTGATAAGGTGCAACCTTATCCATTAATTCTTGTCTTTGTTTTTTTAAAATTTTTAATGGTGCATCTAAGTTAAATGTATTTATTTTATTTTTAAAATAACGATCTCTTGTTCCTTGTTCTGCTGCATACTGTGGTGAGTGTAAATCTGATTGTACTTCTGAAACTCTAATATGTCTTTTACCTGCACCTAGTTTAGGATTCGGTAAATCATCATATCGAATAAATCCAATCTCATTATCAATGTAATGAGGGTCATCTACTTCCATAAATTTTCCTGTTCTTGTGTTTGGAACTCTTTTTGAATAATATACTATGTCTTCAGTAAAGTTTTCTCCGCCATCTAGTTTGTAATTGTAACCCATACCTGTTTTATATTCTGGATAAAAATTATCTCCTTTACCTCTTCTTAAACTAAAACCATCAGGTCTATTAATTTTTTGACTATAGTTATTGTAACTTCCTGTTAGTCTATTAAATTTAACTAACAAATCTGCGAAAGGTTTTGAATCTCCTACTTCCGTTCCAAGGTCTGCTAAATTTTTTTGTATTTTTTGAATGACTTGAGTGTTGATAGGTTGTTTTTGTCCGAACATAACCTTAGACACAGCATCTAAATTATCATTTATATAATTACCTTCAGGGACTCCATCTGGTTTATATTTCATAACAGCTTCATTTACTTCTTTTTTAAAAGCTACCATCTCACCATCAGGATTACCTCTGACTCCTAAACGAATTGTTTTTAAATCGTTTATCGGAGAATTTTTAACCATACTTAATAAAGTATCTCTATCGACTTCTAATTTACTATCTTGTGCTGCTTTTAAAAATCCACCTGTAGGTTCTACGACCTCTTCGTATTTTTGTCTTCCTGGTTTTTGTCCTGGAACATCTCTCATTGGTTTAGATTTTAAACCTTTTTTAAGAGTAACTATGTTTAATTCCTCCAACTCATCCGGTGTAACTCTACGAGAGACACCCGTCAATGGACCAGTATTAATTCTTAACTGAGGATCCATTCCTTTTGCTAACCATTCAATCCACTCATTAGCGGGTGCTTTTTCAAATGGTGCTTCCATAATTCTGTCGTAAGTTGATGAACCTACGATTGGATTTAAATTCATTCCTGGTCTTGTCGAAGAGCTGTAACCTTTACCTTGTGTAAAAGGTATATTGATTACATCACCAAATTTTGATTTGCTTACTGCAGGCACTGGAGCTGTAGTAATTAACTCTGTGGATTGGCCGGTGGCCGTTGGCACGTTAGGAATTTCTTCTACTGTTTTATTAGGTGTGTACGATACATTAGGCTTCTGTTTTACTTTTTTTAAGAATGCTTGAACTCCAGGTATTCGTCTTGCAAGAAGACCTGTTCCTATTGCGGTAGCACCGAGTGCTGCTAACCCACCAATCGCCGAAGGCTCCTTGTCATCGACAATAATAGATGAGTCTTGTTTGATTAGTGGTGTTGAACCCTTTTTAATTTGACTAACAAAAGATTCAAATGGATCGTTGAAAGGATCGGCCATTACATGATACTCCTAATAGTATTTATACTCTCTTTCGATCTGCATTCCTTCAGGCTCATCTAAATATGTAGAAACGAAATTTCCTTGACGGTATCTTAACACAGCTTGTGTGGTGCTATCAACATAGTCATCGTGTTGAGCAAAAGGAAATGCTGCACATTCTTCAATAACTTCTTCTGCAAATCTTGAGCCTTCAGGGTAATATACGTTTCCAGATTCAAATACAGGAGCACAAGAATTTACTCTAGAATGCTTATCTTTTCCTCTAGATGGAACAAAATCCATTACAGGAATACCAGCACGTCTAAGTTCTTGAATCAAAGACTGCCCAGAGGCTTTAGCCTCAACAATTACAGACTCAGGTTCCCAATACTTATAAGCTTCAAAAGCAACTGCCTTTAGCTCGGGAAAATCCCAACGACCTTTTTCAGCATCAAGAAGTATTAGACAATTGTCTCCAGGTGTTGGCTCAAATACTCCCCAAGTAGTAATGGCAGAATAGTCTGCAGATTCTTTTTTAGAAAATGCAGTATCGTAACTTTGAATAACATGTTTTAATGCAGGAATTTGTCCTTTCCACTTTTGCCACCATTCTCTTTTTAGAATAGCTCCTTCTTCAGCAACTGGGTCCTGCATGTATTGTGCATTCCAGTTTCTTGGAACAATAGATGCTTTGACTGCTTCTAGTTCTTCTAGTGACCAATACTCAGGCCACACAGGATTACCTGAAGAAAGTATTGCAGGAAATTCTATTAACTTCCATTTGTCTGCTTTAACTTCAGATTGAGCCTTCAACAATCTTCCTGTCAAATCATCTTGAGCCCATCTAGTCATTACTAACAAGATGGAACCACCTGGTTGTAAACGTTGTCGGGGTCCTGAGTTATACCATTCGTAAGCTCGTTCCATTGCTGAATCAGACATGGAGTCTTGTTCAGTATGTGGGTCATCGATAATAAGTAAGTCCGCCCCTCGTCCTGTGATAGAACCGCCAACACCCGCTGCAAAATATTCCCCACCATGATTGGTCTCCCAACGTCCTTTTGCCTTACTATCTTCTCGTAGTTTAACATCCCCGAAGATCTGTTTATATTCTCTACTGTCAATTAAATTTCTTACCTTGCTACCGAACCTGCCAGCTAATTCTGCGTTGTGAGATACCTGCATAATTTTTTTCTTTGGATACTTTCCAATATACCAAGCAGGAAACAAATAAGATGCAAATTCTGATTTAGTATGTCTAGGAGGCATATTAACAATGAGCCTTCCTTTTGAGCCTCTTGCAATATTAGTTAGTTCATGAGCAATGTGTTGATGGTGCCCCCATTTCTTTGGGTCCCCTTCTTTTCTACAAATAAAATCTGGCCAAACAGATTGAACAAAATATAAAAAGTTATCTTGGCATAGTTTTATGTGTTCAATATATAATTTTTCAACACGATCTCTTAACTGATCGGTAGTTAATGTATCTAGATTCATAAGTATTTATATATCTATACACGTATGAAATCGGTTGTAAAGCCACCGCGTCAGGTACCATACAAAGCAAAAAAGGGGGGGCGAGTGTCGGGTTTGGTGATTGAGTTTTGTTGGGTGGTTGGTACCTCTATTGAGGTCGCGAGTAGGATTGCGTGGCGACCATGTCGCCACGCGTGAGGGATTGGTTAGCTATTGTTTGGTGGTTGGTTGCCCATTAACATATTGACCACATCTGACATTTTATCAACAACTCTATTTCTAAAGTCATCAGCTAAAGGATTGCCATTGTTGATTAAGATAAATTCCTCAACTGCACTCTCTAATAACTTATAGAGTATTTGATAGTTAAGAGTTTTACCATGTTGATCTTCGTTCAATAGTGATTGCACTCTTGATTGGTCTATGCCTTTGTTCTGCATAGTCGTCTGTATCATTTGAGATAAAACACTCATTGAGGGTAGGTTGTTGTCGTTATTATTTGGCATTTGTTATTTCTCCTTTTTTAGTTTTTGTTCTTTTTTCTTTTTCAAGTTTATCATCAAAGGGTTTTAACTCAACAACTTTGATTTGTTTAAAAAAGCCATTAAGAGTTAATTGCAACTCTTTATAACTTATTTTTTCATCAGTTGTTGCCTTGCCATTAACATAATCAATGAAAGTCTTGCTATCAAATCTTCTGCTCGATCTTTCAATTTTTTGAATATATCTAGTGTTAGATAAAATGATTATGTTTTGTTTTAACTTTAAAAAATATTCAGCTACTAATTCTTTTGTATCTGCTTTTAAAGTTTGGTACTTACTAAACAAATATGCTTGATCTATAAATGAATTGCACACTTGCTTTTCGTTCTTTTCTAAAAGAACTTTTTTTGCTTTTTGTGTCGTCATGTTTTTGTCCTTTGTTAATTGTTAATCTATAAAATATAGATTTGTCTTAAATCTAATTTATTTTAAAAGATAATGCAAATTCTTTTTTTATCTAAAAAAAAGTCTTCCATAGAGCAACGCACATTAAGATTTAAACCTCAATGCGACCTACACCTCATGGCGAAATTTTCCCAGCATCAGCTTCTGCTGGAACTGGGCGCCAGTCCTTTAAGAGGAAATAACGAGGAATGCAAACGTAACGACAACGAGAACGAGGAACAGCATTAGAGATAAAACCCTCTCTTCAGTCTTGTAACCTCAGCATGAATTTCTGTTAACTTTCTTTCATCGCATCTATCGATGAACTGTTTAACCTCTTCCCTTTTCTTTTTGTTAGCTTCGAACTTTCTAGCTTTGTTTTCGTCTTGTACTTGGAAATGTGATTCGTTTTGTTCTGCCATTTGTAACTCCTTTGTTTCTAAATTAATATCACATCTGTCTCCTGCTTCAAGAAAAAAAATAAAAAAAGTAGAACTTCTCTGCACGCTTACCTGCCAGCTGGTGTCTGGCGCCAGTCCCTGAACTGAAAAGTAAGAAGGCTTCTACGAGAAACGAGGACGAGAACGAGGATTAGGAGAGAGGTCTAAAACAGGAGCTACTCTGACAAAAGACCCCTCACCAAATCCTGTCGCCGTTGTTAAACGGCGACAAGTAAATTATTTACCAACTACAATCGTAGCCAATCTCTTTACCTTTCTGTAGTTGTTCCTTACACCACTCCAAAAATTTTTCATCTTGGGCTTTGTACTCTTTCACCTGCTCCTCTTGAAACTGTTGTCCCCAAAAGAAACCATCAGGTGCAAAGCAATCGTAATAGCCACTCTTGACTTGTTCCTCTAGCCTCTTGACTACTTCCTCAGTAATTTTTACACCACCCTCGCCACCATTGAAACCAAGATCGAAAGAACCATCGCCCTTTCTATCTTTCTGCTTTTCAAACTCACCTGCGAAGAACTGTTGTAATCTCGCGTGTTTTCTCCAATAAAAGTTTTCATGAACTTCGCCGTTGCTATCACGAAAACCTGCGTATTGATCTAGTCCCATTTTTAACTCCTTTGTTATTTGTTAAACATCACAGTCTTATCATACATGGGAGAATTGTCAAACAAAAAAATTCACCGATCCATAGAGCATTTCCTGAGCTGGTGCTGGCGCCAGGCCAGTCAGGTAGTTCTCTGTATCCTGGAACATCATCACGAGAACGGCAACGAGGATCCAGAAGGCATATCCGGTAAGCTCAGGATATAGAATGGCACAGAATATGAGGATAAAGATGGCAAACATATCTACTCCTGCTTCGGAGCAGCACCAGCTGCCAGGTCCTGATCATAATCCAGTTGTTGGCAGATCTCTTCAACGGCGAACCAAACGAGATTATTCTTAAACGAGTCATCGGATGCTGCCTTATGATTCCATCCTGCGATGAACTCCATTGCAGTCTGACCACATTGGTCCGCGCCTTCATTCACGAGATTCCAAATGTCATCAACGTATTGATCATACAGTTTACATGTATCGGAATGATAGGTGAGATGCGGCCACCCAGCCACGCATCCGTGGCTGAGTATATCTTTAATTGTGAAAGCTCCTTCTGCAACACGAGCTTTTACCCATTGTTTTAACGACCCCATGTGATTCCCTCCACATCAGTTTTGAATTTGACAGGTTGGTGTAACTGCAGCTTGGTTAAGATTCTTGGAACATTATTCAGAAGACCTTCGCCTTTTAGTCTACTGCCTTTGGTAATCCTCACCCACATCTTTTCATTGTATTTACGGTGCTTAAACCAAACATATACGAAGTCACGCATCTTCATCTTTCTCTCCAGCTTTTTGATTGCGAAGTATGTTTCTTTTCCGTGGTCGGGGCACGAGTAAACGATGTTACTCTCCGCCTCTTTGTTGCTTATCATTAGTCCTCCTAAAAGTTAAACGATATAATGCCTGTGCCGAACAACAGCACAAGGTAAATCGTTGTTGTATATAAAATCCACATGTGTGTATAGATAAGACCTCATGGGATAGATGTCAAGAAGTTTTTTTAGAAATATTTTCTTCTTCTACAGGATCAGGAATCTTTCGCTGGGACGCCAGCTGGGATCCTGGTGCCAGCTGCTACGCTGCAGGGGGGTTGGGCTAAACGAGGAACGAGAAAACGAGAAACGAGGATTTTAAACGAGAAACGGCCACCTCACGGTGGCCGCACAAAGAGGCTAAAAATACTAAGTGAGGTTTCGCGGTGTCCTGCTCTCCATGGACGGCGGGCCCAGCTTTTGCTCACTACAGACATTATTAACTATTTTCCTTTTATCACAACGAGAATCTGTGTCAAGAACTATTTCTCACCAGCTGCATCCTGAGCTGCTCCCAGGCCAGGGACGGCACAGGGTCCGGTGAGGTATAAACGAGAACGAGGGAACGAGAAAACGAGGATGGGGACGAGGGATCCACGCCACCGGACACTCTGTAAAGTTTTAAGGCTCTCTGCGAGAGGGTCTGATGCAAGATAAAAATATTACCACCATGACGTTGATATTCATAAGCCCACGCCATTTGGAACTTGGACAGTACAGGTAACTTGTCTTCAGTTGACTTCAATTCAATCCAAAAAGACCTAGAATCTATACACCCATGCACGTCTGGAATTCCTTGCACAGTTGAGCTTTCTATCCTTGTAAAATGCGCATTTTTTATATGTTGCTTAACTCTTTGAAAGAGTAAAGATTCTCGTTTTTTTAAAGCCATTTATTTAAGACAAGGTGCACCCAAAAAAGACACCCTCTACTGTCAAGTTTTCACGTAGAACATTACACACTTCGAACAAATCCATACCTTTTTCAACAGGCATTGAAGTTAATAACTCCTTTGTTATAGGAATCATGTGATACAAATCGTTAAGTAAAAGAATATAATACATTAGTTTAATATCTTTATGGACTGTATAACTGATGTTGGAATTATTGTTGTGTTACCAATATTCTCAAAACTTTCGTCTGTTTTAGATTGTATGTAATCAGTAAATATCCTAGTCACTCCACCTTTCTGAGATACCAAATATCCTTTAGATACGCAAGTAGGTAATTTGGATTTTAGTAAAGATTTAGTATCAGACCAACCTGCATCACCTTCGATATCAAGCCATTGAATTTCTACAAAAGGATAGGCATCAATATTCTTACCGAGCTTTTTAGTATTCAAAGGAATAGTTTTTCTATAAATTTTAGGTTTTCTTTTTGCCATTTTTAATCTCTACCTTTACAGTTCCAGTTGATACGTTTAAATGTGCATTGTGTATTTGATTGAATACAGTAACCCATTGTCCGCTATTAAGTAATTTCTTCTGGTGTAACGTTAATGATATTCTTTGCTTCTCCGATTTTTGATTCGAGTTCTGCAAAGCGTTTCTCAAGTTGTTCACGCGACATTCCCTCCAAAGTATTATGAGTTACTTCTTTCTTATCAACAAACATTCCTGCTAATTGACCAGATCTATATTCAGCATTAATTGCAGATGCAAACTGATTTTTCTTTGCAGCGTCATCTCCAAATTTTTCAAATCTTTTGAATGAACGTAATGGGTTCGCGTATTTATTTTTAGCTTCCGCTATTTTCTTTTCTAAATATCTAACGACATGTGGGTTCCTATTTGGGTTAGTTAATTTTGATGCTATCGTATGAGGATCTTTAGCAACATATCCTGCTCTTTTAGCAGCTTCAGTTTTGCTAATTAATCCATACTCAGATACATATATGTCCACAAACTTTCTTTGTTTGGGAGTTAAATCGTGCATGGTTTTCAACACGTTTGGTTTTCCAGCCATATTCTCAATTCCTAATAAGATATTTTTAAGTTAATTAAGACTGTATCCGAATTTAGGTATTTTGTCCACAAGACGTCTAGTGTCACTAGTGTCAGTGTATGTCACAGAATAAAAGTGTTTGTGACATCAAATAAGTAAGTAATATCAATGTGAATAGACTAAAAACAGTGTAGTGTCACAAATGTCAGAGATTCTGGGAGTGTAAAAAGATTGTAAAAGGTAAAAATATCTTATATAGAAGTGATAATGATTATAAGAGATGAAAATCCGACATTACGTATACTTTCTTTAGGTGCAGGCGTGCAATCTAGCACCATGGCACTGATGGCCGATCAAGGAGAGTTTGGTGTAAAGCCTGATGCAGCTGTGTTTGCTGACACGGGTTGGGAACCTAAACCAGTTCTAGACCACTTAAACTATTTAAAAACTAAACTAAGCTATCCTGTTCATATCACTAAAAAAGGCGACCTGGACAAAGATATTTTAAAAGCACTTGCACCAGGTGGTAATCAATTTGCTTCAGCTCCATTTTATACTTTAAATGAAAAAGGTAAAAAAGGAATGGGCAGAAGACAATGTACAAGAGAATATAAAATAACTCCAATTGCAAAAAAAATTAGAGAAATTCTAGGTTATAAGCCTAGACAAAAAATGAAAAAAACTCAATGGGTTGAGGTATGGATAGGTATTTCCATGGATGAAGTTGTGCGTATGAAACCATCAAGATTTTGGTGGCAGCGAAACAGATGGCCATTACTTGAAAAGAAAATGACAAGAACTGATTGTTTAAAATGGTACGAAGGCAAAGGATTTAATGTACCTGTAAAGTCAGCATGTATCGGGTGTCCGTTTCACGATGATAAGTTCTGGATAGACATGAGAGATAACAGACCTAACGAATTTGCAGAAGCAGTGTACTTCGACAAAGAAATGCGTAAACACAATCCTAAAGTTAAAAACTTTGTACACAGATCTTGTGTGCCGTTAGATGAAGTTAAGTTTAAGAATGATGATCAAGGTGAATTGTTCAATCAAGAATGTGAAGGTATGTGTGGCCTGTAGCCGGTGTTCGTTTAATTAGAATATCTTTTTCTTATTTTTTTATAAAGGTGCTTAAAAAAATCTCTATCTATAGATTTAACTGGTGCAGTTAAGTATAGCTTCCCGCAGTTGATTAATAATTTTCGTATGCTTCCTGCGTTCATCTCTATTTTTAGCTTTTCTAAGTTTTTCATATTCCTTAGTATACTTTATATTTAAATTTTGTCTTTCAGTAAAGAAAATATTTCCCTTATCTAACGCCTCTAAATACTTCATTCTTACGTAATTAGGATCTATCTCTGCCTGAAAACATACAAATTGAAAATCTTCACTGTTATTACAGAACCAGTCATGTGCTTCACCTTTCAATACGGATTCAGTTCTGTTCTGATTTATAATCATAGCATCTTCTAAAGCCATAGATAAGACTGCGCGCCATATTCTAATTTCAGGATCAGTGGTATTTTCTACTAGCTTTTCAGCTATTACTAATCCCATAGTTTTTAAAACTTTTGTTGATATATTCATGTAGCTCCATATCGATACGAATATGTCTTTTTAAATTCAATGTCAAGAATACAAAGGGGTAGCGCTAGTCTCCCATGCCCTACCCCCCAAAAGGAATTGAATGATAAAAATTATACAATCAACGTTTTAATTTTAAGCTAATGACGTTTCCGTGTAAAGTCTTTTTAAATCGTTTTTTTCGGTGTTCTTTCTTAGTTTTTATAGCTAAATTAACAAATTCAAAGCCATCATTGGACAATCCGAACTGGTGTCCTACAAATAATAGACTCATCACTGAGGTTACTTTAGAGTATTCAACAGGATCTAAATTTTCTGCTAAAATTTGTAGCGCTTTATCTAACTGACTTTTCGTAATTCTTGTGCTCATTTTTTTTAATCATCTTTCTTTTTAAGACTCTTGCATATCTCTTTTTAACATATTGTAAAAGTTTTTGTGCTTTTTCAAACTGCCCAAGTCTTGTGATAGCTTTATTCCAACCTGGCCTTATCTTAGCTCTGTTTAAACAAAATACATCTCTTTGATGAGTTGATTCTAATCTTCTCTCAATACTTTTTCTTTCGTTAGGCCACATAACCCAAGGCATCGTAAAATAAGTATCTCTAATTTCTGCATGAACATTTGTTTGATCTAACCATTTAACAAATCTATTTATATTTCTTATCTTTAAAAATTTTTTAATCATACAGTTTTTCTCTTTCCCGTTTATGTCTTTTTTCTCTTCGATAATCAATATAATTTTGTTGTCTTTTTAAAACATGATCGTTGATGTAAGTGAACCAAGGTAGGTTTTTAAAAAATCCTTCGTAAACTGAAATATGACCTTTTATTTCTTTATATGATAATTCATAAGGTGCAGTATCTCCGTTATGATTTACAGGCGGATTAAATTTTTTTATCCATCTTTTTTCGTAATGTTGTCTAATTCTAAAATCTTTATCTTTAACTTTCATAATTCTTATGTATGAAAATATAGGACCTACACCTTTAGGGTTTTTACCACTTTTTAAAAAAGATTTATAATAGTGATCTGAAATTCTACACAAAGGGTATATACTTTCTCCAATATAAATTAATTTATGTTCTTTATCGAATAAGAAATACAAACCAGGCAAGTTATGTTTAATAAAATTTACCTGGCTTGTAGTATCAAAGAATGGGATTAGTTTAGATTTATTTATTACCATTTTTCTTTAGCAATTGAGAAATATATTTATCTGCTGAAATTCCTTTTTTCTTAGCTTGGTATTCAGCATAATCTTTTACTAGTTTTGAAATCATTCTTGCAGGATTTCTATCTTTCTCATCGCATAAAGCCGTCAGTAATATGTGTGTTTCTTTTTTTACCGCAACGGATTTCCATTTATTTATATCCATGTTTTTTTAACTCCTTTTTCATTTGTGCCTTAGTTTTAATTTCTGGTTTAGGTAAAACAATATAAAATCTTTCAAAATAAGGATTGTTGTCACTAAAATCCCAACCTCTTCTTTTACTTAATTTATAATGTGCTGCATATTGTTTGTCTTTCCAATCCATTTCAGAAAATTTTAATTTATTCATAGTGTTACTCCAAATATAAATGCTATTAACATACCAACTAATCCTAAAAATAATTTAGGAAAAAATATTACAAATAAAAATATCAAACCTAAAGTTACAGAATTACCTACCATGATAATTTTTCTGCAAATCAATATGTATTGAATGTGGTTCAGGTCTAGAAGTTAATTCATCTATAATTAATTGTTCAGCCATAATCCAATTGACAGGATAAGTGAAGTTAGCCGAACTACCAACTTTTATACCGATTAATCTATCTCTAGTGTCATGCCAAGTTTGATCGTTAGGTGTAATAGGTGCACCATCTGGTGCAGTTGTATGCAATTTACCTAATATTTCATCTATTTCTTTAATAAAAGAAAGAAGTAATCTGCTCTTACTATTCATATTTGTTTCCTGTATAATGTTAATATTAAAAAATATTTATCTTATCTATATAGATGATAAATAAGATAGGTCAAGCTATAAATGAAATTTATTTTAATAATACAAATCTGCAGCATTATGGCTGGCGCATGTGATAATACATCAACAATTGACAAACAATTTGATTCATACAGAGATTGTGCAATGTTTGGTTATGAAATGAGTTTACAATTTTTACAACAAATGGACCCCAATGAGTTAAACAAACAACAAATTTATACAAGATTTTCCTGTAAAGAACATTTTAACATTTAAAAACCTATATTTTTCAATACTTTTAGCACCTATTGACAAGGTTGAAATAGTTGCATTCCACGTATATTTTTGATAAGATACTCTCATGAAACTTTATCGTATCCAAGCAAACTATAAAAATGTTTATTTGGATAAAACGGTTGAAGCCGAAAACGATAAAGCTGCCTTAGAATCTTTTAGTGCGAGTTATGATTTAGGGCAGTTAACCGAAAAAGAAGGTGCAGGATTTCATAATCCTAATTTTCTTTTTCTAACCTTTGAGGAGGTCAAAAGAGATGCTACAAAAGTTAATCTCGGAGAAACTTCAGTTGGAATCCAAGTGGGCCAACCAGGCGTTACAGCAGGGTAGAGTTACTACCGACATGAAGTGGATCGATATAAAGATCAAAGATCTTAAAGTTAAGATCGCTGAGCAATCTGTAGAGGATGCTAAAAAAGGTCTTTTCGATGTAGCTAGTTAATAAAAAACTAGTATTTTGTTATTTTTCATATAATACTCTAGGCTATTCATGTCTTTAAAAATAATCGAAAATGCCGTAGATCAAAAATCTTTTGATCAAATATATAAATTGGTAGTTAAAGATAACTTTCCTTATTTTTTAGGACTAGATTCAGGAGAATATACTCTTGTAGAAGATATAGAAAAACTTCGTAACAGTACAGTATTTCCAACTAAAAACGGTTTTATTACTCCACAACTATCTCATTGTTTAATTTTAGATGAAAAAATTAATTCAACTTATGCAGAAATTTTTATTCCAATAATTATTCAAATTATGAAAGATAATGATATCAAGGGTTATATACATAAAGCAAAAATAAATTTACTTTTAAATAACTCTGAAGTTCAAACTGAAGACAGACATAACATGCCTCATGTGGACAATGATGAGAAACACGTTTCTTTGTTATTATATTTAAATGACAGTGATGGAGATACAGTCGTTTTTAATGAAAGATACAAAGATGAATTTAAAACATTAACTGTAATGAAAAAAATTAAACCACAGGCAAACAAACTTTTAATTATAGACAACCACTTTCATGCAAGCACAAATCCAATAAAATCTGGGATAAGAATAGTTTTAAATGTAATTATTTTTCGTAAAAAGCTTTAAAGGTAGGTTTTTCGTTATACTTTACCCAATGTATTTTTCCATTTTTATATTGTTTAACTTTCTCATTACATTCTTCGCATATAAAAACATCTTTTTTCCTTGTAGGAATAAATGTTGAAAATCCAAAACATTCAGGACACTTACCTAAACCAATATCATTTATACTAATTTTGTCTGCCATTACGTTGCTTCTCCCCAGTTCTGTCCTAAAGCTATATCAACTTTACTTGGAACTTTTAGAGGAACATCATCTAAACAATGTTCCATTTTGTTTTTTATTTGTTTTATATCTTCATCTTTACCTATATTGAAACACAGTTCATCATGTATTTGTAGTAGTGGCCGGTGGCCGTTATTGTAACAGTCTAGCATAGCTTGTTTAGTTTGATCTGCTGCTGATCCTTGTATCAATCTATTAAGGGCCTTATAAGTCATGGCTCGTTTAATCATACCTCGTTCATATTTACTTTCTGCTTCTTCTCTAGTCATGGATTTATGTATACCAAAAGTCTTAGGTTCCCAACGATCAAACCTACAGTGCCTACCTCTTATAGTAACTACACAGCCTTTCTTATCCGCTGTGGCCATACATCTATTAGATAACATCTTAACAAAAGGCACCTTTTCATTATAGGCATTTAAGATAGCTTTAGCCTGGTCTATTTCTATTCCTAGTTCAGCTGCTAACTTACCTTTACCCATACCATAAAACATACCTAAATTAATCGTTTTAGCCTGTGATCTAGGTATATCAGCCATTTCTGCTACAACCTGGTGAAAGTCTGCACTATCGTCATTATAGGCCTTTATTAGCTCATAGGAGCCCTCAAAACCGCCATCAGTAGAAGATGCGTAGTGTACCACCAGTCTAGGCTCTTGTTGGCTATAATCGAAGCTACCCCATTGTTTTCCCTCATCAGGTAGAAATAATGACCTAATTTGTTTACCAAATTCCTTATTTCTAGCAGGAATCTGCTGTAAATTAGGATTACTCATAGATAGTCTGCCGGTGGCCGTCCCTCCTGAGTCTGATTTTAATTGATTTATCTCCGAGTGTATTCTGCCTTTATGGGTATATCTTAATATAGAATCAATAAATGTAGAGTGAAACTTATTCATTTCTCTAGTTTCTCTGATTAATTTAGCTATTGGGTGAGGACAATTATGTAACCAGTTAGTAGTAAATGATGGAGCTTTAGTTTTAGCAGTTCTTTCATAAGGAACTTTTAGTGCATCAAAAGCTTTAGCCACACTAGCTGCAGCCCATATCTCTACATTTTCTCCTGTTAATTTTTTTATCTCTGCAAGTTTTTTATTTTCTTCTTTTATAAAATCTTTCTTTAGTTGATCAGCTTTTTCTAAATCAACTCGTATACCATGCTCTCTCATCTCTATTAAAATAGGAGTAAGTTGAGTTTCTAAATTAAATATATTAGTTAAATTTTGTTGTTGTATTTCTGTTTTAAATCTGTTCCATAATTTTAAAGTCAGCTCTGCATCTTGCTCAGCATAGGGACCAACATAACCTGCAGGTAATCTCCACATATCTTGTTTAGCATCTAGTCCCCACTCTTCAGCTTTTTCTTTTAGTTGTGCTTCTGATTTAACTTCACCAAGATAATCAAATGACAATGCATTTAATGAATAACTAAATCTATCTTCGTTAATTAATGCACCCGCAACCATTGTATCGTAAATAGTTCCTGTAGGTCTTATTCCTAAAGATCTAGTCCAACCAATATCGTACGATGCGTTATGACAAACTTTATCTACACCATTTTCCATTAACTGTTTAAACCATTTGAGTGTAATATTTTTATCCATATTACCTCCAGCTTCATGTCCAATAGGAAAGTATCCTTTAAAACCATCTGCAGCTACTGCAATACCTACGATCTCTCCATCTTTAGTAGCCCATCCAGGACCTTTAGTTTTTATATTAGGATCTCTTGTCTCTAAATCAACCGCTATGATAGATCTATCAGATAGATCTGGGTAACTTTCTGGTTTCTTCCAATCGGATTCTGTTTGATTGAATACTAGCTCTGTTGTCATATATTTTTCTTTGATAAGTTAAATGCTACAGTTATTCTTTCTACATTTGATTTAAAAGGACATACAAAGTGCATTAAATTTGCAGGAAATAAAAATAAATCTCCTCTCTCAGGTAAAAAAATTACTTCATTTCTCCAATTTTTCATCGGCACACCTGTAGTAAAACTTAAAGATCCAGGCCCAGCTTCTAAAGATCCTCCGTTACCTTTAAATTGTGCATTTTCTTTTTTAATTTCTTCAGGCATTTGTAAAAAAAGAACTGCAGAAAAATCACATTTTGTGTGTGTATGTATAGGATTATAATCTCCAGCCTGCATATAATTTACCCAAGCATTGTTAATATAGAAATCATCTAGTAAACCATAAAAACCTTGATAACATTTAATAAAAGTTAATATATGACTTTCAAGTGCTTTGTCTAAATCTCTATAATTAATTTTATATTCATCATTTATATGTCCAGCTAAATCTTTTACTGCACTTAAAGATTTATCTTTTTTACATAAACTTTCTATTTGTTTCAAAGTTTGTTCTTCTACTTTTGATTTAAAAAGTAAAGGACCTAAATAGTAGAATTGACTTTGTTCCATTTGATAAATTTTTTTTCTATTAATTTATTTAATTTTTCTTTATTACTAAATGCAAATAGTGACGCATTATAATCTTCAGGAAAGATTTCCCAAAAAGGACCTTCTATTGTATTATTAGATCCCCCTCTTGCTGGATATATTTCCAGCATAAATTTTACTTTGTCTACCGTTATATGTTTTGCTATTTTTTTCGTTCCTGGCATCTTCGTCCTTCATTCTTAACTTTTCTAACTCACAATAATGAATTATTTTATTTAAATCTTCTATACCATTTTTTTCTAAATATCTACAAACATATTTTACAACGTTGCCTTGAAAGAATGAAAGTTTATTTTTAGAAATAAATTCATATGGTTGTATATGAAAATTTTTATAATGATTCCCACCTATTTGTTTGTCTTGTGGAAATGCTTCATCAAACATATTGTTATCGCTCATTTATAATTCTCCTGTTGTAATTAGATGCAAGACGCCCCAAAGGAAAAAAATATGTATGATTAGTTGAGAGGATATGTAGGGATGTTTTAGAACGTGTAATACCAGTATACCAAACACGCGCTTCAGCCATTTTCTCTCTGTTGTTTTTTGTTGAAAAATTAGATGGCCAATTAGCTTTTTCATATATCAGTACATTATCTGCCTCCCCACCTTTAACTGAGTGGATCGTATCAATAATTATTTTTGCTTTCTCGTTAAATTGAATGTTTCGTTTTAACATACTTTCAAAATAATCCAAGTCTCTGCCAGTAAATTTTCTGTTCAAGACTTTCCACCAATCCTTTTCGGTAGTCTCCAAACCACAATTGCTCTTCAGGTAATCTAGATCTAAAGGTTGATTCGGATGGATATCAGACCAGGCTTTGTTGTCGATCTTTCTCCAACCTTTTTTAATTTGTTCAATAAAATCATACAAAACACCTACCTGTTCTTTAGTTAAGGTCTCTCCTTTTTGTAAGGTAATCCAATAATTTATGGCATTCCATTTGTTAATATTGAACGATTTATTCCCCCTCATGTCCTGAAAGTATAGGCCCTTTTGCCTAGCATATTCTTTAAGCTCATCGACATTATCTCCTACTCTGCCTAATACAAACCAAGTGCCTTCCAATGAATCAAAAGGTACTTCGTTAAATCTACTATATGTTTTAATAGATCCTTCAGATTTGTTAGTTGAGGTGAATTCTTTTTCCTGTCTCTCAGGTATAAACTTTAATATTTCTTTTGAGAAGTTAAGTATTGTATTGTTAAGTCTGTATGATTTATTTAATACAAAAATTTTTCCTGGAAAATCTAAGAAACTTCTAACTCTTGCGCCATTCCATTCATATATTGCCTGGTCATCATCTCCTGCAAGGTAAATTCTTTCTGCTTGTTTAGCTACTTTGTCTACAAATTTCCATTGTAAAGGTGTCAGATCTTGAGCTTCATCTACTATAAATACTTTATAAGATGGTGGATTAATTTCATCTACATATTTTTGAACCATGTCTGTAAAATCCATCTTATTATCTTTTTTAAATTTTTTATAATTTCTAATTATATCTGTAAACTGTTGTAGTCTTACTTTCTTAATGGGTTCAGCTTTATATAAACTAACTGGATCCATTAACATGTTTCTAGCTTTGTCATAAACTCTTAAAGACCAGTTATTAAATACTTTTTGATTAGCATCCTCTTCAGTAAAGTTTGCACTTATAGTTCCCCAATCAGTATGGAACTTTAACATATCTATTTTAGGATCAAGAACAGGTATTGATGAAAGTTCTTTTTTACAAAAAGAATGTATAGTTCTAAAGTTATTAAAATCATCCTCTTCATATTGTTTAAATTTTTTTAAAACTCTATCTACTGCTTCATCAATTGCTTTGTTTGTAAATGAAACATAAACCATTTCAAATGGTTGCACACCAAGTCTTAAATGTTTTTCAACTATTTTAATTAATCTTGTGGTCTTACCTGTACCAGGAGGACCAAAGATCTTAAAAGTTTTGTTGTGTATCTGGGTCAAATGGCGATTGTTCTGTTTTAAATTCAACATTACGTTCCTTTATGTTTTCTATTTTAGGTTTAGGTATTCGCCATAACCTAGCTTTATATTCTTTATGTTGCCTAATATATTCTGCTCCGTTATCTATTAATAGTTCTTTTACTTCAGATGGTTTCATACTGTTACCATCTTTCTTTAAAAACTTTTTAAATACTTCTGCTCTAAAAAATACATGACCATCTTCTTCAAATATATAATCAGTTTGTGTTTGTGATATATCATCAGCTAACTGACTATCATCTATAAAGTTTTTGAATAGATATTCAAACTCATCTTTATCATCATCAGTAAAGTCATAACCTTCTACCTCAGTTTGAATTGACTTAAGATAATTTAACCATAAACCAAAGTCTTCTTGCTTCATAGTTTTCCATACAATATCTGCATCAAACAATTCTGTTTTTAATAATTGTTGTTGACACAATTGTTGGCCTGTAAGTCTTACAGGTTTTTTATCTATTGTTAAAATATATTTAGGTGGTTTAGTGCTTATTTTTTGAAAGGAATCTATATTAAATGTGTAATTCTTTTTACCAATACCTAATTTTCTTTTCACACATTCTGCTTGATCACAAAACTTTTTAGCTATCGGAGAACTGCATTTGTAATTATAATCTTTGTCTCCACTTAAACTTTTAATAACAGTTATCTTTAATTCTTTTGGGTCTATCTTATCATCACCCCAAGACTTATTGACTTCACCTAATTCATCTTCCCACGCACCATCTTTACCATGTTTTTTAAGCATACAAACACCAACATTAAATAATGCTTCGTTTCTACCATCACCTGGCTTAACTGCATTCTTAACAAAATTCTGTACGCATGGTGGGTAATCAACAAACTCTTTGTCATCATCATTTAATTCATCCAATTGTATTTTGTAAAAATCTTCGGGTGTAACCAAAAAAGGTTGCACTGCCTTTTTTAGTTTTTCTATAGGTATCGATTGGCCGGTGTCATCTATTGCGTGTCTTGTAGTCATCTCAGCATTTTGATATGGAAGATTTAACCAATTACCTATCGTGCCTAATTCAACATTTATAGTTCTTTGTTTAGGGAATATCTCACAATCAGCTAGACCTAATCTACTAGCTAACTTAGTAAGTTTATCAATCATATCAGTTGCTGGTACCACACCATTAATATGTAAAAATATATGCAATCCTCCAGATTTAGATCTGTAAGGAAACAATGGTAATTTTAAATCTCTAATTTTTTTTATTACGTTAAGTGGATTAAATCCTTCATACTCATCAACATCTATACAACCCCACTTACAGTTGTTGTCTTTCATTATAGGTACAATACCCAAAGACAATTCTCCTTTAAGATGTTTAGCAAATAGTTCTAAAGTAACTTCTGCCTTCTTAGTTAATGCTCTACCTTCCGCTTTACCGTCTGCCCTACGAGCTCCGGAGAGCTCGTAGGTACCGTATGCTGACGTTAAGCCACCAAAAAGTTTACTAAAAAAATCTAGTGAACTCATTAAAATGGCGCGTCCGCAGTTCCGGTTTCTTGTTTTTGGTCCTCAGAAAGATTTACTTTCGCATTACCTTTTTTACAAGTCTCATAGAAAGCCATTGCGCTTTCCATTAAAGTCTCATTAGGTATATCTTTCTCATGTTCGATCTCCCAACCAAACCAAGAACCTAAACTATTTTTCTCTAGTATAGTTCTTAATTTGTAAATCTGAGACCAAGTAGGTGGTTGAAATAAACCACTCTTACCTTTTCTTCTTTGAGAAAGCATCATTGAATTCCACTTCTTAGACTTTTTAGCCTGAGTAGCTTTCATAACAATGACCGCAGTTTCAGATGGTTGATCGTTGTTGTCTACTATCATCACATAATGATAATGAGTAGGTTCGATATAATTACCGTTTGGCAATCTATCTTTTCGATCCTCACCCCTAGTTGTTTTGGACATAATATCCGAATCAGCAGGATATGAGTTAACAGGTGCAACAGAATTCTGTGTACCTCTGTCTGCCCACTCTACATATTCGAATTTAAAAAAACATGGTACGACATTAAAACCATCTTGACCATTATATAATTTGTTCAAGACAGAATTTATGACCATACCAGGTCTTGCCTCACTAATAAACTTCGAATCACCTTGAGTGACTTGAGGAGAATTATTAGTAAGTATTTTTAGAAACGGAAGTGATACATCTTTTGATGTAATGTTTTCCGCACCTGCACCTGCAAATTCTTCCATTGAAGAAAGCATAGGTGCTGAAGCAGTTGCTTTAGTTGCAACTGAGTTGGCTTGAGTTTTTGCCATGTGTTACTCCTTATGTGTTAGTTTTTATTTGTTAATTTAGTCCTATTAGCAACATACAATCCAAACAATTCAGATGGTATATTATTATTCTTCTCAATTTGTTCTCTAACAAATCCTCGAAGAGTTTGCCAATGGACGTCTTGTTTTTGGTCTACGACCAGACCTTGCTGCTCCAGTGATTCTTTTAGTTTCACTGCATTAGCATCTTCCCCCTTACCAAACGAAACTGATAAATTATTTTTTATCAGGTCCCCGTGATTGTTCTCACGCAACCATCGGAAACAATCTTCTTTGTTTGCCTCAGATATTTTTGCGTAGTAGTAAGGTGAAACTTCTACTGAGGTTCCATCATCCAGTGTAATAGATGATACTCCTGCTTGTTGCATCAATGTAGGAATGACCTCTTCAGATAATCGTCTAGATTCTTCTTCAGCTTCTTTCAAAGTTTTTTGAAGATCTTCGATTTTTTTATTTTGAGAAGTAAGCTTTTTACAAGCTCCAGATATTTCTTTTACTTCGTCAGTTTTTATATTTACACTTGTTAGTTGTTCTAGGTTCATAAATATGACCTCCTTTAATGTTGACAATATAGTCATGGCTGATAGTATGTCAAGCATTATGTTGAACTTGTTTAACTTTAAAACAGAACCATACGAACACCAAAAAACTTGTCTATTAAAAGCTTGGGACAAACCCACATATGCTTTCTTTATGGAAATGGGTACAGGCAAAACTAAAGTCGCAATCGATAACATTGGATTATTAAGAGTCAATAAAAATATTACTGGTGTTTTAATTCTTGCACCTAAATCAGTTTATACTGTTTGGGCATTTGATGAAATTTATAAACATATGTCTCCTGATGTGGACTATGAAATTTATTCTTGGAACATAGATAAACCAAAACAATTACAAAAATCTTTAGATAAAAAAGGTAAGTTAAAAATATTCTGCATGAATATAGAAGCTCTTTCTACATCTAGAGGATTAAAAGGTGCAACAGAATTTTTATATTCTCATCCAAACAATTTAACTATTGTTGATGAGTCTACTACAATTAAAAATCATAAAGCAATAAGAACTAGAAATGTTCTTAAACTTGGAGACTATTCTAAATACAAAAGAATACTTACAGGTTCACCAGTTACTAAGTCGCCATTAGATTTATATACTCAATGTGATTTTTTAAATCCAGATCATTTAGGTTTTTCTTCTTATTATTCTTTTAGAAATAGATATTGTGTGACACATAAATTAGATTTAGGTAATGGTAAGTATACTGAGATACCTAAATACTATGTACACTTAGAAGAATTAGAAGATAAACTATCTAAGTTCTCTTACAGAGTAACTAAAGATGAATGTTTAGATCTACCTAAAAAATTATATACCAAACGATATATTGATATGAATGATGAACAAAAAGACTTTTATGAAAGATTAAGAATAGCTGCAATAGCAATCATAGAAGATGAAGCAGTATCATACAATAATAAATTAACTGAGATTATTAAATTACACCAGGTGTGTAATGGTTTTGTTAAAACAAATGATGGTGTGTTAAAAGAATTTAAGAATCCTAAACTACATGCATTGTCAGATATAATAGAAGAATCAGATGGCAAAGTAATTATATGGGCTAACTATATCTATAATATAGAAAATATAATTAAATTTTTAAAAGAAAAGTATGGAGTACATTCTGTTGTAGCTAACTATGGTGCAGTAGATAGTGCTAAAAGAACAGAAGCAGTTAATAGATTTCAAACAGACGATAAGTGTAGATTCTTTGTAGGTAATCCATCTACAGGTGGTTTTGGTTTAACATTAACAGAAGCAAAGAATGTTATTTATTTTTCTAATAGTTTTAACTTTGAAGTAAGAAGACAATCAGAAGATAGAGCTCATAGATCAGGTCTTAAACATCCTGTGTTGTATACTGATTTAATCTGTAAAGGTACTATTGATGAAAGAATTATTGCATCACTATCTAATAAAAATAAATTAGCTACTAAAACTTTAGGTGATGAATTTAAAGAGTGGCTTACTTAAGAGTTTCTAAATACTTATTGTATCTTTCCCACCATTTTTCTTGGTAGTCTTTTAGTTCCTGGCCTTCAATTGTAAACTCTTGATAGTCAAAATTTCTTGAACACATACATATTTTAGCTTGTTCTATGGGTTGATACATAGCTTCATGTGCTAAACTATATGCTCCTAGTTGCATAAAATAATCTTGTACTGCACTCCATTCTCTTTTCTTAG